TTACATCCTTCCTGAGCTCGAAGTCCAACAAAGGATAAATCGTAACCTTCTGCTTTCAATCCTGGTAGTACTCTACCATAGAGCATCCTGCCTAAAACACTTATAGCCTCTCTCTTTTTCTGCTTATATACTTCTGTACTATCTACTCTAATGTTCTTAGCTCCGATCTTATACGCCATATCAATTACTTCTTTTTCCAGTTCTCTAGGCATGTAATACGGCCCATAATCCCAATGAAAAATTAAAGTGTCTATGTTTTCCTGCAAGACTGCATGAGACATTACAAGAGAGTCCTTCCCTCCCGAGTATGCAACATAAGGTTTAGAGTACTCAGAAAACGCCTTAGAAACGTTCTCCTGAAGTTGCCTTACGGCTTCTTGGTATTCGTCTGTTTCTGCGTACATCAGGTACATTTCTTTATCTATTGGATTCATATACAAAGCCCCTTGCACTCACACCATTGGCAAGCGTATGATCTTTTCTTTTTGAACTCGTAATTACTGATGCCATCTAGAGCACTTTTAATCTTTTTTTCAGTCCTGTTTCGTACTGCTCCATTGTATATAGACTGGGCTTCATATCTGAAACCATCCTTCAGAAAAACAAATGTGAACTTCCTCAAGTTGTGTTTGTACTTCTGCTTGAATAATTCATTCAGAATGTACGCCTGAATCTCATAATCACTGTCGTATTTTTCGTTATGCTTGCTTGCTTTCCAGTCTACGCCCTGTCTTTCTTCGACCCAATGAGCATCAAATATTCCTATGAACGGTTTTCCAAAAATCATCCCTCTGAATATTCCTGGGTTATTTGGGTCTTCGTAAGTCGTTTCAAATATCGGATTTGCCGGCATTTCTGAAAGGAATTCCTGTGCAACATTTAACATTTTTTGTCTTTCTGGGGCTTCGGATGTAAAAATGCCCTTTGAAATGTCTTCATGTATCGAAGACCCTGTTAATAGTGGCTGAAATTTAGTTTCCACTTTGACTTTATAAATAAATGCCAACAGGAATTTATATTCACATCTTCGATACGTGAGAATGTGGGAAGGAGAGTAACCTCGTGGGAGTGGAGGCTTCCCGAAGGTTTGTAAGTTCGTTTGTTTCACAGGACATTCCACCATTTAGCCCGTAATTCTTCCTTTTTCATAGCCTGCGTATTAACAGGCAGGTTGTTTTCGTAGTCGCATAAAAGTACCTGTCTGCATTGCTGGCGGTGAATCGAGTCTACTTCTGGTTGTTTCGAGAACCTCTTTTTAAGTCGTTCCCTGTGAGCTTCTTCCATAGGAGAGGACTCTATCAGGTAATCCCTGTAATCCTTCCATGATTGAAAAGCTCCTGGTAGCTCTTCAGCCTGATACATCATTGATTCCCTAGCATACTTCGCGGCTGCATGAATCCCTTTAAGCCTGTTACACAACTTTTCATAAGTTTCCGGCTCGATCTCCTGAAGCTCGGACAGGCAAGCAAAGGATTTCTCGTGGATCAGGTTTGATATCCTGATACCGTTTACGCTTTTACCCTTCAGGCAGTACATTTTGTCATATACGGGATTGTACGGGATCTCGTTGTCTGCTATGTACTTCCAGATGTCACCGAATGTCCAATCATAGATAGGATAGAACCTGAAACACTTTTCATTTTTCGTCTTTGTACTCCACGGAATCCCGTCATATCCAGGGTTTTTCGTGACTGCCCTGAACCTGTTCATAGACTCCTTAGAGCGAAGCCCTATGAAGAAAGCTGTTTTCTCGGTCTGCTGCTGCTCGAACCAATCAAAGAAGTCATAGAATCTTTTTGGATAGTCCTCTTTGATTTCTTTTATAGCGATTTCTTCTTTAGGTCTTAACCATTCTTCACCCGGACCCCATGCGTATAAGAAAGGCTGATCGTATGATGTCGCATTGGTCATTCGGATAGGAACCTGAAACCAATAAGGTTCTACAAGCGGGTGCTTCATCATTTCCCGCATTATCTGAACGGTCCCTTCGTATTCTGCTTCTTGATCGAGGAAAAATAACTTAATCTTCCTGCCTCTCTTCTGAGCTTCCTCTAAACAGAGATGATAAAGAACTGTTGAGTCCTTGCCAGAAGATACTGAAACAAAGATATTCTCGAACTCGTCAAATACCTTTGCTATACGGAGTCTTGCAGCTTCTAAAACGGAGATATCCCAATATCTAATCACTGTAAGGCCTCCACGATGTTATTGACCTCTTCCATTTTGGTAACTAACTTACCGGTAAGATATTCATCTATTTTTAGGTCTGTTCTGATTATCTGGACATTCTCGGGAGTTTCAAAGATCTTGAATTCCTGCGGTATTTTCCGTTCTTTACAGTGTTCTTTTGCGTAGGCAGTCAACTGTTTTAATATTGGCTGGATGCTGTCATACGTTTCAAATAGGTCAGCTTTTAGAGTTTGGTATCCTTCGTGAACATCGGCAGACATTTCTATAATTTTTATTTCTGGCTCTGAGAAATACTTATCATAGTCAATCTGCACATTTCCAGCAGCCCATTCTTTGATATTTTCAATTGATAGAGGGTTTTCTGTCCGTACTCCTTCGAGAAAAGCGTTATAATGTGATTCCAGGAGGTAACTATAAGTGTACTCTCCTGTCTGGATTCCTGCCAAGTTGAAGTGCGGCCAGATCCTCCAGAGTGGACCCATGTATGGAGCGATATCAACACAATATTTTTGTATTCCAGCAGGCATATTATATTGTAGCAGGTCCCAGACTGGATGAAAGCGAGTTGAAGTCGTGAACATCTTGTTAAGACCTACGAAAACGACAGCTGTTTTCCCAGAGAAGTAATCCTGAGTTTGGAAGGTTTGGCACAACTTTTCAAACTCTATAAATTCACAGTCTGGTATTTTTGGTAACTTCTTTGCATACTGTTTATGGTAGACACACGCGGACCTTTCAAGATCAAAGACTAAGTTCTCTGGATGTTTAGTGAATGTTACACTTTTCATAGAAAACACCTGCCTTTGCTGCTCGGTCTATTGCTACTGCCAATCTTCTTTTATTAAGTTCTGTTCCATAGAATTTAGCACCGAATTTATGAGCTGCTAGAAGAGTTAATCCGCGCCCTGTGCATAGATCAGAGACACTGTCTGGTTTTTCGGTTTGAATTGCTTTCAACGGTGTTACCTCATCATCGAGTCCTGTGAAATCTGCTTCTGTTATGTAATCCGCGCCTCTAACAAGATAACATGGATTCTTTTTATAATATTTAATTTCCCATTCTTCGACACATGAAAACATTGCGGCTAGTCTTTGTATGAAGTCTTCTTTATGCTGTTTCCCTATTTCAAGATAGCAAACTTCAGGATTGATTTGCTTAATTTTTCCAAAAAGGCAATCCATGAAGCTTTCAAATGAATCTATGTAACTGTTCATCCCTGCCTTTGTGATAAATGAATTCACGTTCCCTTTATTCCAGGGAGAATCCATATAGACCATTTCGGCTTCGATCTCGAAAGGTAAATCATTTCTGAGGTCTGCAACTGCTATTCTTGACTGACTGAATGGCTCTTGCCAGATTTCACCCTCTTCTATCGGGTATTTCTCCCATGAATCACCGTATTTCCATTTCATCAAGTTCACCCCATGCTTTACTATATTCTTTATTTGCGAATCTTGCAGCTATCCCGGTTATCTGTTTTAGCCTTACAAGTTCTTCAGATGATTTCCCCAGGTTCTTTGATAGTTCTTCGTCTGCCCGTCCAAGTTCTACCAGTTCCCTGATAACCTGTCCTTCCTTCTCTACGTAGTGCTTGCCTTTTGTTTCATTGAAAAGTAAAGTAGCTTCTCTCTGGTCAGCTTCGTCGCCTTCTATGCAGACTCTAGGAAGATAATGATACATCCTTTCAGATAATACAGGGTCAGTACTTCCGGTGTAATTCCTATGCCAGCCGTCTATTATCCGGCCTTCTTTCATTGAAACAATTGCCTGAGACATGCCGTATTTTCTCATTGAACCGACTAACATTTTTCTTTCATTGTCTGCCATGTGGTTAGGATTCCAGCCGTTAGCCTTTAAGGTTTCAGCCGGGACCCACTCAACGAAGTCTATAGGCTCAAAATTGAACGGGCTAATCTCATGCAATATCCGGCGGGCTTCGTTCAGGAAATTGACCTTCTCTTCGAATGGAAGGTTCGAAGCCTCTTGAGCTATTGCTTTTATCCGGTCTATTAAGGAAGGTTGTATATCTTCAAGCGTTGTTTGTTTCACGTTTATCTACCTCTAAAAACAGCTTACCGTTATCATCCAGTACCCATTCAGCTTTGGTTCCTTTTTTTATTTTTTTTGCTTTCGCGATAGCCTTCGGTATAGTGATAACTAAAGCACCTGTGCTAGAATTTTCTTGTACTATCATATATACTAGTATGTGTACTATCATATATAAAGGTATCGATACTAGAAAAAAAGAAATTAATTAGAAAAAAGAATCTTAGCCCCCGGCACACAACACATAGTCGCCTTATTCCTTGCCCAATAAGGAATCTTATAAGTCAACTGCATTGTGTGTTCAGGAATTCCTTTATATTTCATAGCAGAAAACGGAATAGGCCGCATACAAATGTCACCATCAAACAGGCTTTTATCTGTGGCTTCTGCTGTAACTTCAACCCGGTTTATTATGCCGTACCCTTTCGCTCGATCCTTGCCAAGTGCCGGGACTGCCTCAAGAAGCTTTTTACATAGAGCAAGATCTCCATTAAAATAAAATGTAACTTCCTTGCATGGTTTATAGGGCGACCTGACCATACAATCCTTAAAAAATCCCTGCCCTCGTTGAATCTTATTTTTCTTAGATTTTACATAGGAGTCAACGTTCTCAGTATCAAATCTCTTGTAAAAAGTATTTAAAAAGAATTTATCTGTATCAAAGATTGAAGCTGATGCATGATAAACCCCGTGAGAACGTTTTAGAGGCAACTTGATAAGCTCATCCATTGGGATAGGCATCTTTGTAGGAAGCGTGTAATAATCTTCTCCTAGAAGGCTTCTTAACAAAGGGACATATATAAGAGCATCACCGTTAATCCAGGGATGGGCTAATGATATAGGCGTACTCATGTGAAAAACCGCCTTAAATGGCCTAAAAACAGAGGGATTCGGGGTGAACGCCCGTAATCTCTCTTCTATTTCGTCAAGGTTCATCCCAGGATACCTTCTATTTTTTCAATTGTTGCTCTCATCTTATCTGCCTGCTCCACGAGGAATCTATCATAAGCTTCAGTGTGATACTCCGATAGATAGCTTAACTTAACTTCTCCATATCCTATACTGGATTTCCCTCCGATGTAGGGTCTAGCTGTCCACAGTTGCAGGGCCTTATCAAGTATGGCCCTTTCTACATCTGTACAATCAAGCAGGCTGAACTTATGCACAAATGTAGTGCCAGGAGCGAAGCACTCAAAATTAACAATCATTTGATGGGCTGCTTCTCCTTCTTCACGTTCTCCGTGTAGATCATCTTTTCTTGTAGTGAAATCGTCAGTGAGAAGTTCATATATTGAGTTCGTTGCCTGTTCTCCGGGTTGGAAAGCTGCAAGCTCGGTACATACAGGAACGGCGATTCCGCATTTCATCTTCCCTTCTATCATCTGGTTTCCGATTGCAGAACCAAATACCGAAAGCGCAGGCAATGATGTTCTTAATTCTCGCCTGAGTGCCAGGTCAATAGCTCCGGAATCCTCGACTGATTCAAGCGTTCCCCCGGAAAAGAGCATATGATAAGCTTTCATCGACTTCATTCTGTCGTCAGCTTCTCCTTCTTCTGTCCGTTTCCCGTAGCCTAGCGTTTCAAGCATGTGAGCCATTATAAGCCGTCTAAGGACTCCCCTTATCGCGTTTCCAGAGATTACCGGGATTTCCACGCGCTTTCCGTCTACAAGGTATTTCATCCTGCGAAGTGTAGCTCTTGCGCCTGTGCTTTCATCTCCTCCGTGATGGATTGGAGTAATTGCGATTATATGCCCGTGGATATGTTCAGTTTTCATGTTTTAGCTCCTTTGCTTTTTTCTGTCCTAATAGGGCAATATATCCAGTTTGCTCTCTCAATATCTCCATAGAATCTTTTTGGTAGTATAGTCTTGTTAAGAGTTCCGCGTCAACTTTCGCGTTTGGGATGTGCAGAGAAGCACATAACTTCTCAAAAGCTCTTATTACGTCTGGTTCGTGGCTTGCTACTCTTAAACGGTCTGTTAAGATGTCTAAGGCACTTCTTTTTAGTGAAGTCTGTTTCTTCCAGTCCACCTTTCTATAGACTGCGGCAACTAAATCGCCTAGCTGTTCGTGTGTTTCACTTATCATAGTTCTTCCTCGTAACATAAACACATAAATCCCAAAGGGGATCATTGGATAGTTCTTTGAGTCGTTCAGCCTCGGAAAACTCGATTTTATCATATGACTTCGCTTTGAGTTCTCCTGTTAACAATTCAGTTTTATTTAGTCCTCTATCAATCAAGGACTGAGCAAATTCGAGATAGGAATCTCTCTTTTTAGCCTCGACTAAAACAAGTTCGTAATCATATCCAACTATGAAATAATTTTTATCTGTGTTTACCCGGTTTACAAGTCCAGGCCATCCTTGTTTTTTCCACGTTTGGGTAAAGTACATTACAAAGGGAGGCTCTGGGGGATTTTGTAAGATGTTCTTAGCTTCAACCTGTTTGAATGGTCGGAATTCGTCTGGGTTTACGGTCCACATTGACCGCCTATAATCCTGCGAATTTTTCATTACATTGCACTCTGGACATATACAGGAACCGCCTAGAATGAGTTGATAGGTTGTGAATTGCCCGGTGGGCTCGAATTTGTGACCGCGGTCCGTAGGCAGACCGCAATAAACACAAGTTCCTTGTATGTTGCCCTGGTCTGGCTGGATGTTTCTGGACTTACAGATTAATTGAGAAAGGGTTATTGATCCTGAATTAACATTATCACCTTCTTATTTTTGAATTCTGGAAGTGATGAGACATAAACAAACCCTCGGTCTGTTACGGTTCCGGCTGTTTCGTAGACTACGTTTTTTATAGTTATGTCTCGGGGGGTTTCGTATTTTTCAAGTTTGAATTTTCTTTTTTTCACGGTTCACCTCCTGTGTAAAGTGTTATAACACAAATATCATATAAGCTTAACGCAAATATACCAACGAAAAAAATTAAATTCTCATGCTCCCTGAACTGTATGAAGTCCCGACGTATGATGTTTCATAAGCATAAGAGATGACAGGTTTCAAAGGAACCGTCATTATAAAATACCTTAACGAATCCATACAGTGATCTGATTGTTTTAGTGGTTTCTCGTCCCCCCGCATACACGCTTTAACGTCCCAAACGTACCCTCCGAATTCCATAATTGTGTTTATACAAGACTTATCAATAATTATAAGTTTCTCCATCAATTCTTTCGACGTTGCTCTAATACCGTCTAGAACGTCGTTTATTGCATCTACTACATGAAACCCGTTTTCCCGTAATTCGGTTTTAAAAGATGCTGCTGAAGGATCGACAATTACATACTTTATTTTATCTTCACCTATGAATTCTTTAAGATCCGCCACGAATTCTTTATCTGTTTTCTGCCTGCCTTTTACCTTAGAATCGTAGTAGTATTCTTTTTTTAGATATCGTTTGCCTTCAGAAACCCCCCATAAATGAAATACGCATGGGTTTATAGTGCCATAGTCAATCGAAACGTATTTTGAAATGCAGTTATCCCATGTTTCTTTTGTAATGTCTTTGACGTGATACGTTTCATTGAACATGTCATAAACTGTGCCTTCGGCTAGTACCCATAACCCCTGGATATACCGCTTGAACCATAGACCGGTATAGAGTTTTTTAAGGTTTTCCACGTAGGCCTTTGGAAGATTGAGGTTATCTTCTAGATTGAAATGCCAGCTTTTTAAATCGAGTTCTTCTTCTCTATCGAGATATTCAACCTTGAGCCAGTGATATGGGCCTTCTGGGTTAGTTGTCCCTATGAATCGAGCGTTAAAATCTGAAAGCCTAGAAAGAAGCATTTTAAAGAAGCTTTCTGGCCATGTTGCTACCTCATCGCCATAAGCCAAGCTTAATGTAAGCCCTTGTATCTTTGTATATGCTCTCTCATCGTTTGCTCCTACTGCATAGAAGGACCTGCCGAAAATAGTCCCTTCCCCTATACCGAGTTTAAATTTAGTATACGTTTTCCCTACTATATCCTCAAGTGGCTTGATTATATTTCTAAAAAGAGATCTAGTAGTTTTCCCTGCTAGCAGGATATTTACCCCTTTGGGGTAGTCTGCCAAAGCTGTGATAAACGCGAGAAGAGAAGCTATTGTTTTTCCAGATCGTACAGACCCCTCAAGAATATTGACGTTGGCTGTACAGTTAGCCATTACGTCAAGCTGTTTTTCTGAGAAAAGTCCTGGAGTGAAAGCCATTATTTTCCTACCTTCTTTGCACTCTGTTTAATTGCTTCTGCAAGAGCATTGAGTTTATCGTCGTCGTCTTTTGTATCTTCAGGAATGATTTTAATAATAAATTCCAGATAATCGAGGAATGTATTTTTATCTTCGGAAATGTTATTTTCTTTGATATCTAATGCTTTTAGAGCTTTTCTTAGAATTCCCGCCCTAGTTGCTTTCTCGTTTTCAAAAGTGAGCCTGTCAACTTCTTTTAAAAAAATATCGTTCTGTCTCCATAACCAGAGTGTTGAAATATGGATTCTAACCGCTTCAGCGACTTCTTCATAAGTTTTAGTGCCTTCTGATAGTAAAAGAGCGGCTTGTTTTCTTTTTGGAGTCCATGTAAAAACTTCTAATTTATTTGAATTTTCAGAAGTTTTCTTCTTTGGTTTCTTTTTTTTCTGGACCGCCATCTTCGCACCTTTCAATATATTATCTTTTATTTTATTATGTTACTATTTAAAGGAAATTAAAAATAAGGAGATTATTACTTATTCCCAAGCTTGTTATATGCAAACTCCCTATAAATCCGGGCTTTCTCGGTTAGTCCAAGTTCGTGAAGCTTGCTTCCGGTGTTGTAGATTATTAGTATTGACATTGTTCTTCCTCCTCTTCTGGTTTCTCATCGTGTTCTTCATGTGCTGCTTCGTCATTAATCAATTCAAAGACTTTAACCCAGTTTATTTTAATCGGTATTCGTCTCCAGAATGCCGACATACACGGAGATTCGTGTCTTGTCCGGCTTTCTTCTGGAATGTTGTACGCTTCTATGCCAGGATCAGGCAGTTTGTAATCCCAGTCCATGACGGCTTTCTGTTTGTGCAGAAGCGGTTTTGTGGGTGCTTTTTTCTTTATGGAGCTGAATATTGGAGTTTTTGGAGTTGGCTGGATGCTAGGGATGATGTCAGAGAGTAACATTATAGATCATCCCACATCAAAACCGGAATCCCGTCAAGATAATCGAATTCTTCAGGGAAAAGATCATAAATTTTAGAGTCATCTACAAATCCCTTAGACCTCATGAGTATAAGTTCCTCGATAGTCATATACTCAAGATCGTCTTCTATCATATGAGAATCAAGATAGTTCCATATTTTATCTGGGTTTTCAAGTTGTCCCATTTCCAGCAATGTAGCGAGCTTGACAAACATTTTAGCCCGTTTCAGTTTTATTTCATCTGGGAGATAATGATATCTTGATTCTGAGACATTCATTAAGCGCATTTAGACACCTCGATATAGCTCCAATTTTTTCTTAAGTTGTTTATTTAAGAACTTCAAGCGATTTTCATCAAGATAACACATTTGTCTCATTTCTTAACAAGAATTCTTGTAAGTTCTTGTAAGTTCTTACTTACAAGAATTAAAAAATCTGTAAGCGGGTTACTCAAACCTTACTAATCTAACACATGAAATCGTAACACATTCTAAGCTATTCGTATTATTCTATTTATATTATTCAAAGATGTTATACGACATTTTTAGTCAAGTTTTCATCTTTATTTTTTTAGCTTTTCTTTTTGTGTTACATTTTACCTCAAATCCTTCCTTTTTCTCTCCTTCTTAGTCGCTGAGTTGTAAGTAAGTCCTTACACAAACTTACATTCTTGTAAGTTAGAACTTACAACATTTAGTTATATGGCTTTTCGATATATTCAATAAAGTTTCTTTTTTTCTCGTTCTTTCCGAGTCTCACTTCATTAGGAAATTGTTCAACTGCCTTTTTCATTACGTCTTTTGCAGTTTGCCTTATTCCTTTCTCATTTGCCCTGTGATCCTCGGCAATTTCGTGAAGTAGAAACTTTTGAACTTCTGTTCCCAACATGAACTTTTTTCCGTTCCGGTAGGGCACAGAGGAGAGCTTATCTTTAAGGAGTCGTGCCCGTACCTCAGTTTCGTTTGCAGAGATGATCACAGTTTCTTTAAGGACAGGTAATGAAACATCATTGATCCTATCAGCAATAAGGGAAAGTTGAGCGTTTAGAGGTTGTACTACGATTTTTTTATTCTCCGGGTACATCTCCCTTTCAACCGAGCTCATTTCTTCCCATTCCCAATCAGATCCGACGCAATGAGTATCAACGTCTAGTCCTGTATATGCTTCGAGAAGCCCGACCCGTTTAAGTAGTCTTGTTTCCCCAAGCATCGAGAAAAAAACATCTGATATTATACTTCGCCCCGCATCCGAAAGCAGGTATTTACCTATTTGGCTCTCGATTACCGGCTTTAGTTCTGGATCATTCCACAAGTCTAAAAACTGCCTTTCTTTTGATGACCCCATAAGTAAAAGCCCCGGTTTAGAGGTCATCAAATCCCCTCTCATGTACCCATTTTTCCATCTCTTCACTCAGATTTTCAAGAACGCGCTCCTGTTCTTTAATCGTGGATAATGGAACAACTTTCTCAAGGAGAAACAGATTCAACAAAGATAAAATTACAGGGTCTTTTATACATTCAATGAATTGTTTTTGACAATCCGTGAGAGGCGCATCTTTCAGATATTCCTCTATATACCCCGGCTTGACAATCTTAAAATTACTGGGGTTATCTTCAGGGAATGGGTCTAAGTAGGGCATAATTAAACCCTCCCTTCATTTCTTTGAAAAATAGTAGTAACTATGTTGGCTCCTGTTATTTCCATATTCTAACCTTCTTTTATGAGTATTCTTTTATTTATTTTTATGCTCTTGCAGTATTCTCTACTTCAGACAATGCTTTAACTATAGCGTCCTGTGCAATTTTACTAACGTTGATTTTAGCATATTTGTGATTCTTATTATAAGCGTCAATTTTTACTTTTATTTCGTCAGGTATCCATATGTTAGTTCTCGCCACATGGCACACCTCCTATATTTTATGTATAGTGAGTATATTACACAAAAGTATATAAGGTTTCCCACTTATCCAAAAAATTAAATAAAAATCTCCAAATATATTTCACACTGTAACCCACTAAATATAAAAACCACAATTTTAAAATAATTTCACACTAAAACAAGACTCTACATACTGAATATATATTCTAATATATGTTACGCACTGTTAAAAATAAAATGGTATAAAAGAAAACTTATTTATAATATAAAACAGAGATATGGTCCTTGTAAGGTTGTATCTGTTATGGCCTTATAGAAAAGTAAGACCCTGGGGCATCTCATGTTGGCTCCGTGCCCCAGGGTTTCTAACTAACCGGCTGTTTTTCAGAGTTTCGAAGGAAGAGGTTCGACAAAGGAGTTTACTGTTTTTCGTTCAGAATTTTGAGATGTCCAAAACTCATATAGTTGTCAACATATATAAGTATTCTCATTTGTGACAGATAGCACATTTTTTATATACTCATTTTTAATAATGGCTGCCGACATTGAAAAAATAATGTGATGTATAGCACATTTTTTAAAAAAGAAGGAGATCGTTTTTCAGTGGGTCGCCGCACTTCAAGAGTCATATTCTGGGCCACTCAATTGTATTAATCATTTTTTCTTGCGTTTCAGAACCGATTACCTTAATCCCAAGTGACCTGCAATTCTTTTTAAAATTATTCGCTTCTTCTTCAGTAGGAAACTCTTTAGTTAAAACAACGTCTCTCGGTTTCCATTTCACTATAACAGGCATATTACCATACCCCCCATCTTCTCAACTTACTCATATGCTCTATAAGATCCCCCATGCTCCCCTTCACCTCAGCATATATCTCTTTGATCGAGTGTCCATTGCTCGACATTCTCGCAATAGTCCTAACTCGTTCCTGTCTGGATGGCTTGATCCCATACAGTTCAAAATATTCTGAAAGTTTGAGTTCTTCAGCATCGGTAAGGGGCATTTAAACCACCCCGTTCATCTCTTTTCTCGTTTCTTCTGCCCTCTTAACAAGCTCCTGGAAGAATAGCGGTGTCTCTTCTGGATGCTCGTACCTCCTGGCGAACTCACAAACGGAACATTTACCGCCTAAATGACAGATAGCAGTACCTCGAATTTCCGCAGCGCAAGCGATTACAGGGCGGGCATATTGGTTATCGACTGCCATATTACCACAACCCCGCCTGTCTGCCCCATCTCCGAGCAGAATTAATATTTCCTCTGCTCATTTTGACAGTGTTTCGGATTTCCTCAAGAGTCCTGCCTTCTTTAGACATTTCAATTATTTTTAGTACTTTTGGGCGGTATTCTTCAGGTCGTTTGAATCGCCTGAGATATCCATCCAGGTCCACATTTATAGCAGGATTTATAGCAGGAGATATCTGCATTTAACACCCCCCTTCTTCATGCTGAGAGCTTCTGTATTAACTCCTGACAGTTCAGCAGGTTCGTCTATCTCTTCTGTAGTTCCAGGCTCACCAAGAGGCTGAGAAAGGACTTCCTGGACAATCTGGGAAGTTGACTTATCCGAGTTGGCAAGTTTCTTGAGAGATTTGTTAATTTCCTCAAGGATTTCTTTCATTTCGTCACTAGGCTTAATAGTGACACGGTGGATACCGTAAAGGGAAATGACAGAAGGGGATTTCCCTTTAGAGCGAGCTTTAATGAGGGATTCTGCGAAGCGTGATTTTCTCATGCCCACACGAGCCTTATTTTTTGCAGGGGCAGAATTCTTCTTTTTCTGAGGCTTCAAGTCTTCCTTTTGCAGTCCCATGAGGACATCAAGTTTCAGAGCTTCTTCGTGGCTCATAGTCCCGCCCCCGAATTTTTTTTATTTCGGGCATCAGCTAAAACAAGATCTCTTAAATTTTCAGAGGCTTTGTTAAAACCGTCTGTCATATCTAAGGTAAACCCTACAGGCGGTTTCTCAGCAATGATTTTCAATGATTCTGCAATTGATTCAACTGCATTTCTCATCTTGTTGGCTCCTTATTTTTTACACTGGAAATATCCTTTTCTCCTCTCGGAGATGCCACACCGAGGATTCGAACCCCTCAAGCCCACCCAGTTGGTCAACACAGGTTTATGGGTGCTATATGGCATGATGCCCCCTGCCGGAGGATTAACAGGGGGTTATTTATATTGACTTTTTTCTCGTTTCATTGCCCTTATCCCACGCTTCACGGCATCTGTATATGCAGCGTTAAGGGTTGTATATTCGCCAGTTTCCCACAAACTATGTAAATAATTATCATCGGTTTTTGGAAATCTTAGCGTTCTTTTAATGTTAGTTTTTGCCATCGATTTAACCTCAATTAGCTGACAAAAATAGTACGCTATTATCCTATTTAAGTTTATCTAAATGTGCTAATAGTCACATACTATATATATATACTCCTTTCAATGAAATAGGATGTATGGAAGACGACGACCCACTTCCAGAAATCCAATCTGAAAAAGAACCACGAAAGGAAAAATTAAGCTCAACAATTAGCCCCTATCTGAAAAAAAGTAGCAGGAGATATAAAGATAACTTAATATTATAATATTAAAAAACTAATTACTTCATCTTACGACACTTCTTCTGTGTTTGCAGTTCTGTAATTCTCCGTGAAACAGTCGCTTGACTTACTTCTATACCACGTTTTGCTTGAACTACCCCTCCGTAAACGAAGGGGATTCTTGTTTCATTCCTTGAACCATCGTTCATAAGTCAACAAGCTCACCCCGTAGTTCCTACGGTGCAAATTTCTTTTTTTAAACGCCTACTAAGTTCTGATCTTGAAGTGAAAACTTCTTAATGTTAATTGCCGCATTAACATCTCTATCATGAGAAGTATTACAAGACGGACAAGTCCATTCTCGAACTGCTAAAGTCAATTCCTTATTATGATAGCCGCATACATTACAAAACTTAGAAGATGGTTCAAACTGC